ATCGACATGAGAGTTTTGTATCTTTCGTAGTATGATATAACCGGCTTGTATTTGCTATACCTGCTCTCTGATGGATCTTTCTGAAGAAACACAATGAACTTATCGCAGTGCCTCTTTGCTTCCTCAAAGGTATAGATGTACCCCGGATGGAGTAAATCAAAGTTGCCTGCTGTAAATCCTACCTTCATAACTAATCACACTCCTGTGGGAGATAAAATTACATCCGCCACTTCTTGAATTTGTTTACCAAATTTAGACCACGGCCTAGGCATATGAAAATCCATATACCATCCCATCAATAAAGCATTTTCGTCCCACGGAGGAAAATCCCCATGTCCTCTATCCAATCTATTACTGCAAAATCCGCCAGGTCTCCTCACAGTAAAGAATCTGTCTGGATGTTTTGCAATCCACTTTTTGAGTTTGGCTTCTTGGTAAGATTCTTCTGCATACCAATGGGGGCAATTAATACCTTCTGGAGCATGATCATAATTATTTTCTTTCCATTTCAAATTTTCAATCGATTCTTTAAATGAAGGAATTAAATTTAAAGTTTCTTTTCTTAATTTGCCGCTACCTGCACTATAACATGTTGGAATGCATACTCCGCCCTCCGATGCTTCGCCAGCAGTATTCCAAACTCCTGTTTGTGGATTAAATTCTGCATTGGTGTTGTAGTGAATTAATGGCTCAATTTCTCTCGAAATGGGTTCCACAGAATCAACAAAATATTGTTTGGACAATGGCATCATATCAATATCTGAAATTAGCCACATCGTATCTGGTTCAAACTGTGTATACCAATATCTTGCCCATTGTGCTTGCGTGTGGATGGGAACGTTGTCTAGTTTTTCTAACTCAACAACTGTTCCATATTCGGTAGAAAGTTTAGACGCATCGCCAAGATAAACTAAAACCGGTTCAATGCCAATCATTTCTTTCCACACTCTAGAAACCACTGGCCAATAATCCGAATAAAAAGGATTGTCGTTACACGACATTATAACTTTATCAATTTTCATGCTGAGACCTCTTCTGAATAGTGTTCGTTTAATAGAGACTTTATTATGTCAACATCTGCATTGATGATTGAAACATTTTCGGGTATTTCTTCGATTGTTTTTTCAGCAGAAATTGAAACATAATCTTTAGTTTTGTGGTAATTGTTGTATTCACAAAAAGCCTTTGCTAAATCATGTAAACTGACCCTATAGCACTCATCCAATGAGATATAAGAACCGTGGGTGTCTAAATTTTCTAAAATTTTATCTGCAACATCGTTCACATTCACAAAATAACGAATGGTGTCTTCTACATTTACACCAATCTCTTTTCCTTCATTTTTAAAATTCTCCCAGAGATCTAAAACACTTCCAGTAGAGAAAAAGAAATTAACTCCTTGAATTACAGAAAAGTTGTTTTCTAACATCATTTTTTCCATAAGAAATTTAGAAGAGCCGTAAACACTAGTGGGATTAATTGCTTTATCTGTGCTTACTGCAACCACATTCTTTACATTATTGCTTTTTGCCACATCAATGATGTTTCTGCTTCCGTCAATGTTTACCTGAACTGTTCTAGTTGGATTATTTTCACATATTCCAATATATTTCATGGCGGCTGTGTGAATAATATAATCTATATCATGTTTCTTAACAACAGAATCCATAATATCTTTGTTGTGTGATATGTCTGAGGAATAAAAAGAAACACCAGGATATTTTAACTGTACTTCTTTCTCCCTTACTTCAGAGTGAGATAGACTTACTACATTGTGTCCGTTATCAACGCACTTGCCGATGATGTGTCTTCCTAAAAACCCTGTCCCACCTGTTATTAATATATTCATTTTAACACCTTCTGTAAATGTTCGTATTTTTTAATATTATCTTTGTTTACATAAACTTGTTTGCCCACAAATTCATTATCATGGTATTCGCCACACCCCGGACATGGAAGACAGCATTCTGGGTTTTTACATGTTTCATCTCTAAACCAATGTCCATCACCCTTTTCAAATTCAAACCCGCAATGCCATTCTGGGATTTCTTTATGCCACCAACCTTCTCCTCTGAGTCTTGGGATAGGCATTGAATGTTTTTCTTCGTGCGGGAATTGGTGGGGAAACCAGTCATCGTGTACATATATCTTATCAATTAAATTTGAATATATTTCATATTGTAAAAACATTTGGTCTATGCCATGTTTATTAAATCTTTGTTGTTTTTTAATTTCAAAATTTTCAATTTTATGTTTTATGTCTTTTAATACACCGCCTCTTACTCCCCACGCACCACCACAAATTACCCAACCATGTTGACACATATCTCTAATTATATGAACATCTTTATCACTCTCTAACCATTCATCAACTGCTGCCTTGTCCCGAACATTTAATCTTGAATCTGTATCTCTGAATATTGCAACATCAACATCTGGGTCTGATGCAGCAAAGAATCTCCAAAACATACCGTTCCAAGACTCGTCTTGTTCCATCTCTACAACTTCTACGTTGTCTCTTTTTCGCAATTCATCTATTGCTTCCTTTGGAACATTTGGTGAAATGTAAAAACGACAGATCCAATCTTGCCATTCCTTTTCTGCAATATCAGCATTCAATATGGCTCCCATCACATAATGTAGTGAGTTGCCCCAAATACTAAAACTAATCACTTTTTTCATATTCATCGTCCTGGTATATAAAATTGTCTTTCAGTTCAAGATAATCAGATGATTCTTTGTTTGTTGTTTCGTCTTCAAAATATATCTGACCCACAAAATCATCCGAATTCTTTCTTTGTGTTGGAAACCCAGTGTTGCTTTCTTTTTTGTGCGTTCGTCGCATCCAATCCATTCTGCCGGACCAAATGTTGTAGTGAGGAAAAGAATCATGAATGAAGGCATCATCCGGTGCGCCAATGCGATAAACAACACCCCTCAGAAATTTTTGATCAATGCCGTGATTATCATACACATCTAATGATATTGACTCGGGGATTCCTCTTTCAGTTTTAAACCTCTCAACACCAACCCAATCCTTAATCACATCTTTTATGTTTTCGGGCATCACTATGCCTTCGTGTTCATGTGGTTTGTAAACTCCTTTCACTATTCCTCTGAAAAGTTCTTTGGTTTTGCATCCCCACATACCGCCCATTATTGGTTCACTGTGCATTGGGTGGTCCCTCATTATATGAAGGATTTTTTCACTCTCTAACCATTCATTTACTGCTGCTGCTTCCCGTTCAGTAAGACGGCAATCGACATCTCGGGACACCATTATGTCTACATCGGGGTCGGATATGGGATAAAATCTCCAAAACATTCCATTCCAACCTTCGTCTATATTCATGAATATTAATTCAGTATTATCAAACGATTGTAAATGTTCTATGATATCTTTTGGCGTGGTGCTTCCAATATAGTAGCGACAGGTCCAATCAGGATATAGATGTTTGGCTAATTCAGCATTTCTGATCGCACCAACATTATAAAACGGGTTATCGCCCCATATACTAAAACTGATTACCTTTTTCATGTATGTGTCCTTGACTCTTCTTGGCTCCAAAGATAATGATACATTATCTTATCGGTAATTACAACTTCATTTTTCAATAAACCTGAACTTAGTAACCGATCACAATAATCGCTATCTTCTCCAAAATCTTTTTCTGGAAACCGAATCTTTTTTGCATATTCTGTTCGTACTGGATTGAGATGATTTACTGGTCGATGTTGCACACCAAACCCATCTTTATAGTGACCACCATATTCGTTTGCATGTTTGAATAACATTGTTTGATTTCCGTCCACATAGTACATTCCAGCAAATCCAATACAATCTAAATCATCATTCTCTTCTATTGTTTTGATTATAATATTAGTATAGTCTTCATCTACCAAATCATCGTCATCTATAAAACAAACATAGTCACCAGAAGCCCTATCCAGCACCTCATTCCGTTTTTGTCCAACTGATTTTTCTCCACCATCAACATTTATTATAATTTCAATTTTCTGTCTATTTTCATCGGTCATGTGCATATTTAAAAACGAAAGAAGCCTATTAAGAAGTGCTTTTCTTTCTTCATCATCTAATGTCAGAATACCAACTGTCAACAACTTTTGATTCTCTTTCCTTTTTTTTACTGCAACCTCAATCCTTTCCTTGACTCTTTCTGCAAAACTTCTTGCATATTCTAAAGATCTGTTGTAATTCTCCTCTATGTACGGAAGCATTTTGTCATAAGTTTCGGATGTTATTGTTGAGTTAATTTTAGTAATCAACTCTTGGATGTCTCCATTATCTGTGATTATCATTCCTCTCGTATCAAAATAATCACCAATGTTAGGACATCCAAAATACACAGGAACTGTTTTTGTAGTAAAACAATCAATAAGTTTTTCAGTAAAGTAGTCATCAACGGAACAGTTTTCAATTGCAACACTAAATTGACTACCAAATAAATGCTTCTTGTTATCTTCTGGTAACATCTCAACTTCACCATCGGGAATTGGCATTCTAGTGCTTCCATAAAACCTCAATGGTATCTTCAACCAATCTTTGTGTATCCATAAATGTTTTCTTAATTCATAACCATCTAATGTTCGATAGTGACTGGTGCATAAAAAACTCAACTCATACTTCTTGTTCGACCACGAACTCTTTACTGCGTCTTCATCAAAAACGCCAAGACCGTCAACATGATTAATATGTCCCTTGTTTAACCAAGTTGTACCGTAAGGAAACGCCATTGCATTTGAACATTGACTTATGATGGATTTATCTGATGTGAGAATTAAATCATATTGCCTATGATTAGCAATTACAGCATCAATATTTTCTCTATTTGGAGAATGGTATGCCTCATTGGAATTGACATAAACTTTAAATGCCGAAGGTTCTTCAAAATGAACTTGATATTCTGGATAACCTGGAACCGTTTCTGTACAAATTTTTTGCATATTTGGACCAAAACGAGAAACATGAATTTCAACAGGTTCATCAAATTCCAAAACTCCATCCTCAAAAAGATAGTGTGCATGTAAACATTTTGCGGGTATTTTACTCATAATGTGGTTTCCTGTTGCTCATACCAAAGGTTTGCTTCTTTTAATCTACTGATTTTGTGTTCTCTGCCAATAGTGAAATTAACATGAACAACTACTTCGTTTCCTGTTCTAGTTTCAGGTTCATTCCAATATAAATGTCCGTTCTTGACAAACTCTACCGGATAAATTGCTGCTTGTATTTTGTTGTCTAGCACATTTTCCTTTAGAATTTCATTTGTAATTTCTTGATCGTACATACATTCACTCCCCATTTTACCATATTGATAACTCATTTCAAAGAATTTCTTAAACATTTCATGAACACACTTTCTATTCTTTATGAACATAAAACCTGTACATATTTCCATAAATGGAGAATCAGAAGCGAAATATATGTCAATATCTCGGTCATTATTTTCTTTGAGGTTCTTGTCAATATTGAGGATGTCTCCCGTAGGATCTTTGCAAAAAACAACATCACAGTCAGTATAAATTAACGACTCTCTTTCTTGTAATTCTCTTAATATGATTTGTATCTTAGCCTCAGTCACTCGCCTAAATTCATTTCTTCCATATTCATGAAAATTATCTCCAACAGACACATCAAAATATTTAGTTTCACATTGGTACTTGTTCTGTATTATGTCTTGCGATTCTTTATCTAAACAATATACAATTACATTTTCTTCTATTCCCACATTTCTTGTGCTAAGAATAAAATTCTCACATAATTTAAGTGAACCTTTAGTTGTAAATGTAATATACTTCATTCTGTTATTATTTTTCTGTAGAGCATATCATCTGGAGATTCTAGAAAAGTAACCTTGTGGAAATTCTTCATCGCAATATGTTTATGTGTAAGGTAGTAGTTACGCCATGTATCTTTATCGTTTAATTCTCTCAAAACATTCATAATATCATCTATACTATCTACAATTATCATGCCACTCGTATCAAAATAATCACCAATATCGGGTGCGCCCCTATAGATGGGAATTGTTCCTGTAACAAAACAATCTGTCAGTTTTTCTGTAAAATAAGAAGGATATTTATCATTTTCCAACACAATAGAATACATGTATGGTATTAGCCCTTCAGACTTATCGTGCCAAACATCACTTCCATCTTTAAGATGACATCCCTTATTCACACCAAAGGAAGCGTTTGTAATCGAACCGAAAACGTGTATTGGTGGTTCTATATTTTCAATATCTCCGACAGATAAAGTATATTTCTCCTTAAATTCAACTATTGAAGGTGGACCACATTCTTCTTTTATTCTTTCGTATAAATCATACCTCAGTTGATGACCTTTACACATGTTCTTGTTTGAGGATATAAAAGAATTCATGGAACTACCTTCCTTATAGTGTATGTCCCATTTTTCTTTATGAATCCAAGGTAAAGTGCTACCAGCAAAACAAAACTGAATCTTATCATGAAGTTCTACTAACTCCTTGTCGCATGTAAAAATTACATCATATGCATTTATCAGTTTTTGCAATGCTGGAGTTATACCATCTACCTTAAAGTTTCCTTCTTCGTCCGTAGTATATAATTTTGAAAAGAACGGAACGATAGAGCGAGACTCACACAACCATGCGCACTTCTTTGCTCTTCTTCTCTCTTTTTCCATTCCGACTTCAATGGCAACATCAATCCATAATTCAACATCGCCCTGAACATCTTCCCAAGAAAACAACCTGGGTTTCATATTGGAACATGAAGACTGGTGGGGTGAAAAAGGCATACCATAAATTTCCCACTTCATATTTTATCTCCCGTTGACTGCCATTCAATCATCTCTTCATCCATACCAAGTTTTCTCAAAGATTCTTTCTTTGACTCTACATCTGCAAGTCCCATTGTAATGTAAGTATTTTCATTTGTGTGTCCTGGCCAAACGCAATAATCAGGACCAACAAACTTTATATTCATATTATTAGCAAATGCAGGAATCAGAGCAAACAAAGGTTCGTGGTCAAATACTCCTTTATTGTTCTCGATTATATCATTTCCTAAGTGTATCCAAGTTTCAATAAATCTTTTTGCTTCTGACGTATTTCCGAAGTATAAAGGAGAAGCCTTCATTCCTGAAATTTCTCCGTTTGCAGTAGCAAACACCACATCAACCGATTCATCAAATGTATCAAATACATCTAACGTCTTATGAATTCTACTATCTATATCCATCCACACTAGGGGTTCGTTATACTCTTCTAGTCTTTCTAGGATATAAGCAGGTTTACTGAGACAATTTGCTTGATATGATCCTAACGACTCCTTTTCACGAATATCATGAGGAATACTCAACGACTCGCATTCTTGCTTCAATCGTTTTGCATGATCGCTATAGTAGGTCGTGCCTTCTATGTCACTATAGAAACTAATTATTTTTATTTTCATAATAAAAAATCCAAAAGTTATCCATTGCCGATATGGTACTTTGGTATCAACTCCCAATCATCTTTATCTTTATAAGGTAAAATTTTTATCTGCTTGACATTAATTTTAGGGTCATCATCTTCTAGCGTGTCTGTAATTTTTAATAAACCCCACTCTTCCAATAGAGTCGCAATTGTGTTTCTTCTGCCAATATCACTATCCGAAATGTCAGACTCTAAACCATCCAACTCAAACAATTCCTTAAAATGCATAATAGCATATCTTCCTCTTTTGTGGAGTATATGACACGATTGATATAATTTGTTTTCTTTTCTAGAAGAAAGTCCTATTCGGGTAAGAGTTTCTTTAATTTTAAGAAAGTCATCACGCATGTCAAGAGTTATTTCTATTCCTAACCCCTCAAAAATATCATCTTGTTCTGCACACATAATAAATATTCCTTCATCATTTTATACACACTATGTATGACTTTACTTCTTTATGCCCCCACCAGATAAATATTGCTTCATTTCTAAAATATCATCTCTTGTCAGTAAGTCTATTATTTCTTTTGTTTTTGAATTTGAATAACCATAATATTCCTTCACCACATCAAACCCGTCCTCTGTTTCGTTTTTTAACCACTTACTATATCTCTTCCTTTTTCGTATCACGTTCAGGTGATAATCAAACTGCATATTTTTATCAAGAAATGGAAACTGGTTCATCTGATTTGAATGTATTATTGTGTCTATAAAATAAGATAAACATCTATTCACCACAAATGGGACATATTCCTTTTCTGCCAGTTCATCGCCTAATATGATTTGTTCCTTAGTGTAGTTTATTGCATTTAAGTAATCAAAAAGTTTCAATTCTTTACCACTGCAACTACATGTTCTCTTCGGATAATATCAAAGTCGTTATGTATCCCAACGCGAGAACGTGCATCATAAAGTATTATGTCACCTTCTTCATATGCGACTATGGGAATATCTCCGTTAGATATAGGGAGTCCACATCCCATTGATATAATCTTCGCTTCACAAAACGACCCATCAATAGAGTCTTTTACTTTGTAAATAATTCCACCCTGAGATACCTTCTCTTCTTCATAATCAATCTTCTCGAGGATTAGGTGATCACCTTCTGCTATCATTTGTTTCATTTGAATTCACATCCCATCATTAATTCTACTATACACGCGACTAAGTTAATTTCCTGATCTGCTACGAATGCAGACTTGTATTGATATTCGGCTAAAATCAAAACTGCTTGTGGAATAGAAGATGGTGTGATATAATCATATAGACCATCGTAAACTTTCCTAAACAACTCTGAGGGAGCATTATCTAAATTCTCCACTGCCCACTTTCTTGCATTGGTGAAGTCTTTCGTCTTCATGTGACTCACCAAATCCTTAATATGTATCTCTCCAATTTGAGTCAAGATACCAGTATCGATTTCCCCCGCAATAGAATACCGCTGTAACTCGTTCAGCACCCTCCTGAAATCGGGGAAGTGCTTCATGATCAACTCTACGAGAACTCTTTCCTCATAGGGGATTCCTTCGTTATCTAAAAGATACTTCACCCTGTCCATGAACTGAGATGCTAACTTTGGTTTCTCTTTCTTCGGAACAGAGAAGTTAACCGTTGTGCATCTTGAGTGTAGTGGTTCAATGATACGATTCTTGAAGTTACATGTGAGGATGAATCGGCAGTTGTTACTGAACTCTTCAATGAAACCACGCAATGCAGGTTGGGTTGACTGTGCGTTTGAATAATCAAATTCGTCCAAGATTACTATCTTCTTACCACCAGACAACGAAACTGTACTGGCAAAATTACGAATCTTTGTTCGTAATGTGTCAATGTTTCCATCTTCCGAACAGTTGATTATAATGTAATCTGTGTCAAGTTCGTTGCATAGTGCCTTTGCAATGGTAGTCTTACCACACCCTGCTCCGCCAGAAAGAAGGAGATTTTGCACCTCCCCAGAATCCACCATCTGTTTGAAGGTGTTTTTGATTGACTCTGGGAGAATACAATCGTCTATAGTCTGTGGACGGTATTTCTCGCACCAGAGATATTCTGTTTGTTCTTTTGTAATCATGTTGTCCTATCGGGTTTGATCATATGGTGTATGGACGAATTCAATTGTCTTGTTATAATTCTTATCGTTCTCTAACATATCATCCATCAGTCCTTCAAAATTATACTCTGGATTCCACCCAAGTCTATCTCTAATTTTAGAAGAATCTCCTTTTAGATCATGAAGTTCTTCTGGTCGTAGAAACCTCTCATCTAATGTTACATAATCCCGATAATCCATCCCTAACTTTCCGAACACATAGTCACAACAATCTCGGACAGTGTGTGACACACCAGTAGAACAGACGTAATCATCTGCTTTGTTTTGTTGTAGCATCATCCACATCGCTTTTACATAGTCCTTTGCATGTCCCCAGTCTCTGCTTGCATCCAAATTTCCCAATGCAAGTTCAGTCGCTTCGCCTATTTTGATTGCAATTGCACCTTGAACTATTTTGCTTGTCACGAAGTTAGATCCCCTACGAGGCGACTCATGGTTGAACAGAATACCGTTGCTGATATGCATACCATAAGACTCCCGGTAATTGCTACCGATGTTGAACGCAAACACCTTCGCACATCCGTAAGGACTCACAGGACGCATTGGTGTTGTCTCTCGCTGATACCCATCATCATCAATACAGTTTCCGAACATCTCAGAAGAAGATGCTTGATATATTTTTACATCGGGACACACAATCCGGCACGCTTCAAATATATTCAACACACCAACCGCGACTGCTTGTGCCGTATAGACTGGAACATCAAAACTAATTCGGACATGAGACTGTGCTGCAAGATTGTAAACTTCATCTGGTTGAACCTTCTCAAGAATGTGAATCAACGAAGATAAGTCTGTCATGTCCCCATAATATAATTTCAATTGATCATAACAACTATCTAAACGAGCAGTTTGGTTCTCTGCTACCGAGTTTCTCTTGAGAATACCATGAACCTCATATCCCTTCTCCAAAAGAAACTCCGCGAGATAAGAACCATCCTGTCCGTTGATGCCTGTAATTAATGCTTTTTTCATTTTCGTGCATCCTCATAGTTCTCAACGAACCAATCTATACTTTTCTGTAAACCCATTTCAATAGGAACAAATGTATAATTGGGAAGTAATGATTTCAGTTTATTATTGTCTGACGGTTTGTGGAACTGTCCATCCATCTTTTTGTTGTATGTGATGTTTCCCTCAAACCCCATCCTATGTGCTATCTCTTGTGCAATGACAGAGATACAAATTTCCTCATCTGGTGAAACAATCAATGGTTCAGGATCATCATAATTCTCCAATACCCATTGTGTAATATTACCAACATCTTTGGAATATATGAACTCACGATATGGTAGCCCTGTGCCCCATATTTCAAAATCTGTGTTGTTCTGTTTTGCTATATAACACTTATGAATTAAAGAGGGAATCACATGTCCAGAATCCAAATTGTAATTATCATGTGGACCGTAAATATTACAAGGGATTATAGTGACAAAGTTGGAACCGTATTGGTCCCGATATGCTCTGCTCTGGACCTCTAACATTCTCTTCGCATAAGCATATGCATAATTGGAGGGATGGGGTTCTCCTGAATGTATCTGATCTGTCGTTAAGGGATATGTCGCATCAGCAGGGAAGACGCAGGTGGAAAGGAACGACACAACCTTCTTTACGCCTGTAAGTCTCGCTGCTTCAAGGAGGTTGGTGTTCATTACCATGTTCTCATAGTAAAACTCACCAAGATGCTCCGAGTTGGCTTTGATGCCGCCAACCTTTGCAGCACAATGAACAATGGAATCTATATTATTTAGTGTAATATATCGAACGATTCCACGAAGGTTCATTAAATTAAGATTTCGTCTTGGGGGTTTAAATTTTGAATTTATTGCAGAACCAACTAATCCATTTCCACCAGTTACTAATGTGTTCATATGTCACCCGTTGTAGTATGAATCAGACTCTAGTGCAACCCAATAAATAACATCATCATTTAATTTCTTGAATTGACTAATCACTTTGTCTGTAATGCTAACATCATAATTGCCGGTAAGCATCTTGAAATTTTCTGCCTTGAAGTAAAAACTAAAATCGTGATCTCCATGTGGCAGTTGACCAAGGCTCACTGAATAATTATTTGTTGTTGGATCATTCTTATCGAGTGCGACAATTTCTATCTCATCCCCGTTAGAACGAACCACGATGTCTGAAACCTGAAGAACAGATGCTGCCCTTAAAATATCATTGAGTGTATTGTTGGTTAATGAAAATTCAACAACTATATCCGGCATTTTAATTTCTTTGTCTACTACTGTCAATAAACGAGGATCAGAATAATAGTAAGTTACTTCTGATTTTTTGTTAACATCTCGAATAATAACATAATTTTCATGAAATTCAAACTCAGGAGTATCGAATAAAGAAACAGTTCCTAAAAATTTATTTAAGTCCCAAATTCCAAACTCAGTATCAAAAGTTTCTTCAAGAGTTGCCTTGCCCATTACATTTTTAATGGGGGAAACTGTTTTGATATCATTTCCTGGTTTTACCAATATATTTGAATTGATAGAAGCAAAGTTCTTAAAAATGTCAAGAGTTCGCTTTGATAAAGTTAAAGCAGTTTTTGTTGTTGTCATAATATAATCTCCAATCATTGACAAGTTGTATTATACCTTGCCAATTACGTTTCACAAGACAAAAATTTAAAATATCAACCGCCGTCCATGAAATCCTCATAAGCATCGGGGTCAATTTCACCATTCATAACACCGTCAAGATGTTTCTTCTCGCTGTATCTCTTTCTTCTTCTTTTTGATTTTCTTTGTCCCCCACGATTCATATCGCGCGCGTCTTCATACTCATTGTATGACTTATTGTTATTGTTTTGGTTTCGTTTTTTACGGGCCACTTAACTAAAACTCCTTTCTATAATTCAACCCATTGGCTGTTGTCTTGATCTGATATGTAAATATACAACTTACCAACAGAACTATTGAACCAATGATCCCCTTCGTTTGGAACCTCTGGTGCAATGTCTGAGTTGGTAAAATTCATCGTGCCAGTTGAAGAAAACCGTTCCCATCCACGTTTTTTTCCATGCTCTGGGGAATAACCGGAAACGTTGTTTCTATTTGCAATATATGTTTTTCCCTTGCGAGTGACTACATTGCCTTCATTATAAACAACAGGTGATCCGTCAGAATTTCTAATTTTATGTTCACCTAAAAACCTAATGTTAGCATCAACACTCATTTTTGTTCTTCTTTTTTCCTCGTTCAATAGCATCATGAAATATTCCAAGTTTCTGGTTTGCAAATAATCTCATGTAATTTCTATCATCTTTATTTGTGTTACGTTGAAACATAAACCCACGCTCTGCAACGAAATCATAAATGGGATCTTTCTTCCAAAATACTCTAACATATACGTCTTTGACTTTCTCAAATGTTG